TCAATCGCATCTATTAGTGGTGTTAATGAATATATCCTTGATAATGTACAAGGAGATTTTGTTACTGGTGTAGGTAAGACAATTCAGTACATTACTAGTGCTGGAATAGTCACTCTTAACCACAGTGTTGGTGGTAATGTTTGGTTATCAGGAGATCCTGTAACTAGAACTGATGGTTTACATATTAAGGTTAATCAAAAGAATCATGGAATGTATTCTACTGAGAATGTAGTTACACTTACAGATGTTTCATCAGATGTTCTTCCTACTCAATTATCATCTGATTATGATTCAACTTCTACTGGATCTATCATAGTAAATGATGGAACAGAATTTGCTTCATTTGAAAATGTTGGTGTTGGTTCTACTAACTTAGGTTATATGAAGATAGGAACTGAAATTCTTTCTTATAGTGGAGTATCTAATAACACTTTAACTGGTGTTACTAGAGGGGTAGATTCTACACAAACTCTTAATCATAGTGAACTTGATTTTGTTTATAAGTATGAATTGAATGGTGTTTCTTTAAGAAGAATTAACACTGATCATAATATAGCAAATGCTACTGTTTCTAATTCTTTAGGAATAGATTACTATAATGTTAAAGTAGATATGTCTACTAATGGTGTAAATCGTTCAGTTGGAACTAGTTTACCAAAATTATATTTTAATGAAACTAAGTCTACTGGTGGATTTGATATTGTCCCAACTGAAAATATTCCTTTTGAAATAGTAACTCCTATAGTTCAGAATATAACTCCTGGAGGTACTACTGTAGCTGCTCAAATTAGAACTATTACATCAGCTAGTGTAGATGGATCAGAAACTCCTTTCGTAGATAAAGGATTTGAAGATATTAGTATAGTAAGTGATAACTTTATGTCAAGTCCTAGAATGATTGCTTCTAGAATTAATGAAACTACTTTATTACCAAATCTTCCTGAGAATAGATCATTTACTATGAGTTTAAATCTATATGGATTAGATGAAAGTATTTCTCCTATGGTTGATTTGGATAGGGTTGGAGTTATATTAACTTCTAATAGAATTAACAATCCAATTGATGATTGGATTACTGATAATAGAGTCAGTACATTGAAAGATGACCCTAATGCATTTGTATATGCTTCTAAACCAGTTACTTTAGAGAATGGGGCAACTTCAATTAAGATTCATTTGGAAGGTCATATTAATGTGACTAGTGATCTTAGAGCATTATATGCAATTGCTGAAAGTCCTGAAGATGAATTGATTTATAGACCATTCCCTGGATATCCTAATTTATTATCTTCAGGTCAAATTATAGATCCTGCTAAAAATAGTGGATTACCAGATAAAGCACTTCCTAAGACTGATGTTATAGCATATGCATCAGAAGATGTGGTATGGAAGGATTATGAATTTACTATTGATAATCTTCCTACTTTTAGATACTTTAGTATTAAATTAGTAGGTACTGGTACTAATCAGGCACAACCACCTAGAGTGAAAAATCTTAGAGTTATTGCACTTGCATAATATGAAAAAAGTTGATGGACATAGCAGTCTCATACGTGATGAGAACACTAATGCTATTTTGAATACAAATTCTGTTGAATATAATAACTATCTTTCACTTCGTGCTAAAAAAAGGCATAGAGGTGAAAGAATAGATAATATGGAGAATGATTTGAAATCTTTAAAAGATGATATTAATGAAATTAAAACTTTACTAAGAGCACTCTCTAATGGCTAAAAACACTCTTACTTTTGATCCTAGTGCAGGTGTTGCCTATGGTGTCAATCTTACTATTAATACTGGAGCAGATTTGGATGCTGACTATACTGTAGTTGGTACATCTGGTACTGCTTTTGATTTTACTGGATATACTGGTTCTGCCCAACTTGCTAAGAGTGTAGCAATTGGTTCATCTGCCTATGCATTAAGAACCTTTGAGGTTGGATTTACTAGTGCTAAAGGCGGAGAGTTTAGGTTATCATTAGGTTCTACTGATACTAGAACTTTATCAGAAGGTAGATATGTATATGATGTTTTAATAGGGTCTGGATCTTCAGTTTATAGAATAGTATCTGGGGATGTGTTAGTTATAGCAGGTATCTCTTCTGCTCCTTCCTAAATAATCTTATACTAGTAAAGTAGATAAATGGCGCAACCAAGTACAAGGGGAGAACTTATAGACTACTGTAAAAGACAGTTAGGTGCTCCTGTGCTAGAAATTAATGTTGCAGATGAGCAGATAGAAGATATTGTAGATGATGCTGTTCAGTTCTTTCAAGAAAGGCATTTTGATGGAGTATATCAGTCATATAGAAAATATAAGATAACTCAAGCAGATATTGATAGAGGAAAGGCAACTGGTGGAGCAGGTATAACAACCACTACAGTAGATACAACAGTTGGAGTTACTACTAGTTTTAGTTACACTGAAAATAGTAATTATCTTCCTATTCCTCCAGAAGTTATAGGAGTTACTAAGATATTCCATTTTGATGGAAGTAATACTATCACTAACAATATGTTCAGTGTAAAGTATCAACTATTCTTAAATGATATTTACTATTGGGGTTCTACTGAACTTCTTTCCTATGCAATGGTAAAGACATATCTAGAAGATATTAATTTCTTATTAACTACAGAGAAACAGATTAGATTTAATAAGAGGCAAGATAGATTATATTTGGATCTTGATTTTGGTAGCTTATCAGTTGATGATTATCTAGTAATAGATTGTTTTACTTTACTAGATCCATCAACTTATCCTAGAGTATGGAATGATTCATTCTTAAAACCATATACTACTGCTCTTATTAAGAGGCAGTGGGGACAAAATATGTCTAAGTTCCAAGGAGTTAAATTGCCTGGTGGAATAGAATTGAATGGTATAGAAATGTATGAACAAGCAGAAAAGGAATTAGAAAGAATTAGAGAGATGATGTCTAATACTTATGAAATACCACCTCTTGATATGATAGGCTAATGGCATTAAATCCTTATTTCCTACAAGGGTCTTCTACAGAACAGAATCTAGTACAGAGCTTAATCAATGAACAGATTAAGATGTATGGGGTGGAAGTCTATTATATTCCTAGAAGATATATTACTAAGGCTACTGTAATTCAGGAAGTCATAGAATCTAAGTTTGAGGAAGCAATTCCTTTGGAAGCATATGTGGATACATTTGATGGATATGAGGGACAAGGTTCTCTTCTATCAAAGTTTGGTGTTCAGGCACTTGATGACTTAACTCTTGTAATATCAAAAGATAGGTTTGAAAATTATGTTACGCCTCTTATTAAGAATATACCAAATATAGAATTAGCAACAAGACCTAAGGAAGGTGATTTAATATACTTCCCATTAGGTGATAGGTTATTTGAAATTAAATTTGTAGAACATGAGAAACCATTCTATCAGTTAAGAGAAAGATATGTTTATGAACTTAGATGTGAGCTTTACAGATATGAGGATGAGGTTATTGATACAGGAGTGGGTGATATTGATGATAACCTAGAGAAGGCAGGTTACATCGAAACACTTACTCTAGTGTCTTCAGGAACTACAGCAGTTCTTACTGCAGGTATTGTAGATGGTGCATTATCTAGTGTTACTATTACTAATACAGGAAATAGTTACACCAGTCTTCCAAGAGTTGCTATTTCATCTGCTCCTTCTGCAGGATTAACTGCTGTAGGTATAGCATCTATGAGAGATGATATAGTAGATTATGATGGAGAGAAATCTTACAGGATACAAAGGATTGATCTTATCAATCCAGGTTATGGATATACTGTAGGTCAAGAACCAGAGA